TCCATATGCGCGCGACCGCACTTGCATCGTTTTGGGGCGCACTTGCAACACTTTGTTGCGTTTCGCCGCTCCCGCAACATTATGTTGACACGGATTACAATATCGTGTATAATCCCACCCCGTTAGCCGGAGCTGTCTTCAGCGCCGGTTTTTTTATGACTTTTCGGACGGTCGGCTGGCCCGGTCCACGGTAGGGCAACTACCCAGCGAACCCCATACGGCGGTGGCAGCTGGCCGACTCGTATTTAGGGGGGGCATTGCCTTCTGCACCGCTCCGCGCGTGTCTTGGAACCTCCTCAAGGCGTGGGCGATGCCGGAACACGGTCCCGAAGGGGTCCCGATGCTGTCCCGAGTGCCTGCCGGCTGTTCAGGCTGAAATTCGGCGGTATGACAAGATCCGGGACCAGCAGGACGACCGGAAGTACATCCACTCGCGGACTTGGAAGGCGGTCCGCGCGATGAAGTTGCGCCGCGCCCCCTTGTGCGAATTGCACTATGCGAAGGGCGAGGTTGTGCCTGCCGTGCTTGTCCACCACATTGACGGCGACGAGTTGAACAACTTGGAAGAGAACCACCAGAGCCTTTGCAACGCCTGCCACGAAGAGATCGAGAAAAAGGGAAGGTGGGGTAGATAACCATGCCAAGCGCGAAAGTACCTACGCCGCTCAGACTACTGCGCGGCAACCCATCCAAGCGTCCGTTGCCCATCGGCGAGCCTCGCCCCGCGCAGGTCGAGCCGCCCATGCCGGCGGGGTTGGACCCGATCGCACGAACGGAGTGGCGGCGGCTGGCGCCGAGGTTCGTGGAGTTGGGGATTCTGACGGAAGCCGACGGGATGGCTTTCGGGGAGTTATGCACCGCATACGCCGCTTCTGCGCGTATCAGGATGGCATTGAAGAAGTGCGGGTACCGGGTCTTGGCGATGAAGCATTCGTTTCTGGAGAAGAACGGGGAAGACGGTCGATCCGACGAGGTGATGGCGGTCGAGCCGAAGATCAACCCGTTGTTTTCGCAGCAACGCCTTGCATCGCAGACGTTGCGGTTCTGGTGTCAGGAATTCGGCACTACGCCGTCGTCCCGCGGGCGGATACAGGTCCCCGGCGTAGGCAAAGATGTTGATCCCCAAGAAGCCTTCCTGAATGAGCGTTGAACCGTCCGCGGTAGACCTGTACGCAGAAGCCGTCGCCCGCGGGGAAGTCGTCGTCAACAAGTGGGTGAAACTCGCGTGCCGGCGGCACATCGAGGACCGTATCACCGGCAAGGCGCGCGGGTTGACGTTCAACCCGGAGGAGGCGAAGCGGGCGATCGACTTCTTCCCGCAGTTCTTGGTCTTCTACGAAGGTGCGTTTGACGGTCTGCCGTTCAATCTCCTGCCGTTCCAGCAATTCATCGTGGGATCGTTGTTCGGCTGGCAGACCGCCGACGGGTTCAGGCGGTTCCGCACGGCATACGTCGAAATGGGGAAGGGGTCGGGGAAAAGCCCGCTTGCGGCCGGCATCGGACTGTACGGGCTGGTGGCGGACGGGGAATCAGGAGCAGAAATCTACAGCGCCGCCACTACCCGCGACCAGGCGGGCATCCTGTTTCGGGACGCGAAGGCATTCGCCCAAGGCTCCCCCGCGCTGCTGCGCCGCCTGACCGTCGACAAGGGGAACATCGCCTACCTCGCGCGTAAGAGTTACTTCAGGCCGGTGTCTTCCGAACACCGCGGGTTGGATGGCAAGCGACCGCACATCGCGCTGATAGACGAAGTCCACGAGCATCCCTCCGCGATGGTCGTCGACAAGATGCGTGCCGGCACGAAGGGCCGCACGCAGGCGCTCATCTTCGAGATCACGAACGCCGGGTACGACCGCCATTCGGTCTGCTACCAGCACCACGAATACACCGAGAAGATCCTCGAAGGGGTCATCGAGAACGACAACTGGTTCGGGTACATGGCCGGCCTTGACGTCTGCGAGGCGTGTGCCGCGGACGGAAAGTCGATCCCTGATGACGGGTGTCCGGGTTGCGATTCGTGGAAGGATGAGTCGAAGTGGGTAAAGGCGAACCCCGGGCTGGACGTCATCATCCCGCGGAAGTATCTGCGGGAGCAGGTCGCGGAGGCGACCGAGATGCCGTCGAAGGAGAACATCGTCAAGCGGCTTAACTTCTGCATCTGGACGGAATCCGTGACCAAGTGGCTGTCGATGGAGAAGTGGAACGCCTGCGGAGACGCGGTGGATGCCGAGGTGCTGAAGGGCCGCACCTGCTACGCGGGGTTGGACCTGTCGTCGGTATCCGACGTCACCGCTTGGATCAAGGTGTTCCCGCCGGAGAAGATCGGCGGCAAGTATTCGGTGCTGTGCCGGTTCTTCATCCCGGAAGACAACATGCGGGACCGGGTCAGGAAGGACAAGGTCCCCTACGACGTGTGGGTACGGCAGGGATTCATCACGACGACTCCCGGCAACATCATCGACTACGCCTTCATCCTCGCGGCGATCGAACAGGACACCAAGGACTACGACATCCAGGAGTTGGCGTTCGACCGGTGGGGATCGCAGAAGATCACGACCGACTTGCAGGGGCTGGGGTTCGAGGTCGAGGGAAAGAAGTCGCTCATCCAGTTCGGTCAGGGGTTCGCGTCGATGGCGGCGCCCACCAAGGAGCTTGAGAAGATGGTGCTGGCCGGCGAGATCGCACACGGCGGGAACCCCGTGCTGGCGTGGATGGTTTCAAATACCGTCGTCCGCATGGACCCCGCAGGCAACCAGAAGCCCGACAAGGAGAAGTCCACGGAACGGATCGACGGTGTCGTCGGCCTTATCATGGCAATCGCCCGTGCGATGCTCGCCAACGATACGACCTCGGTGTACGAGTCCCGCGGCGTTATCTGTTTATAAGACCGGAGGGTAGATTGGGCATACTCGACAAAGTGAAGGAGTACCTGGTCCGCAACCTGTCCCTCACGGAACCCAAAGCGTGGGACCGGACGTTGTGGAACCTGTGGGGCGCGCAGGCACTCTCCGGGGAGACGGTCAATGAATATACCGCGCTCAATTATTCCCCGATTTACAGTGCCATCTCCCTTATCGCCGGGACCATCGCCGCCTTGCCGCTTCACCTGATGCAACGCAAGGGCGAAACGAAGCGGGTGGCGGAGAACCAGCGCGCGTACCGCGTCCTGCACGACGAGTGGAACCCGTATATGTCCGCGATGACCGGGCGGGAATGTCTGGTGGCGCACGCCCTCGCTTGGGGCAACGGATACGCCGAGATCGTCCGCAACGGGTACGGCGAGTTGATCGAGCTGTGGCCGATCACTCCGAACCACGTCAAGCCGGAGATGCGGGGCGGGAACCTGGTCTACCGGATTACCGTCGGGAACGAAGAAATATACCTGCCGCGCGGGAAGGTTCTGCACGTCCCTGATTTCGGCTGGGATGGGTATCTCGGGTATTCGCGGATCAAGCTGGCGGCTAAATCCATCGGACTCGGCATGGCGCTTGAGACGTTCGGTTCACTCTACTTCGGCAATGGAACGCATCCGGGGACGATCATCTCCCACCCGGGGAAACTGTCGCAGCAGGCGCACGACAACCTGAGAACCTCGCTGACGACAGCGCACTCCGGCCTCGGTCAATCCCACAAGTTGCTACTGCTTGAAGAAGGGATGAAGCCTGAAAAGTGGCTTATACCGCCCGAGGACTCGCAATTCCTTGAGACGCGCCAGTTCCAGATACCGGAGGTCGCGCGCTGGTATCATCTGCCGCCGCATAAGCTTCAGGATCTTACGAGGTCCTCGTTTTCCAACATCGAGTCCGAGCAGCGGTCCTTCTACGTCGATGCGATCCTGCCGTGGCTTGTCCGGCTGGAACAGAACTACAACATGCAGCTTCTCACCGATTCCGACAAGGAACTGTCGGGTCGGGGCAGGTTGTATATCAAGCACAACGCGGAAGGCATCCTGCGCGGGGACACCGCCGCGAGAGGGGACTTCTATACGAAGATGTTCAACATCGGCGCGTACTCCAT